AACAGTTATCACATCCACATGCTCAAAGTCATCATACGTAAAATATGTATTGCCACTAATACGATACGCTTCATCCAATGTCATCGGATACTCACGTACAAACTTCTCCCAACCCAGCTTACTTATCTTCTCACGCCTCCAAGCAAACTGACCTAGTGTAAGTCCAAAGTCCTCCTGTAACTTCAACTCCTCATCCGTTAACTGTATCGGTATGTCATCCATACAATACTCAGCATGACTAAACCATGGAAAGAACAAGTAGTTCCAATCTGCCTCTCCTATCTGGTGCTTGTGTATCTCCTTCCACAAGGCATCATTGTAATAGTTAGCCGTACTCTCTATGACTAGTTGACCATCATTCAATGCTGATATTGCAGTAGCCTTTAACTCTTCTGGATTCTCAGCAAATGCATACTCTGAGATATGGAGCATAGAACACGTCTGAGAACGTAGACCACCAGCCTGTGTTGCAGCAGCAGCAATAATACGACCACCACCCTTGAATGCTAGCTCTGTTGTATTGTCTGTCTCCAACTCACGTTTCAAGCCCTCGGGTAAGTACTGGTAGAACCTCTTGTGTATATGCAACAAGTGTTTAGAACTAGCAATCTTATAAGACAGTATTATTAGTGTTAGTGGTGTTGTTGCTGTATAGGCTTTCCAAAACATGTAAGCACAAACAACCGTAGAACTACCTATCTGCCTTGGCTTGAGAACTAGTGTATCCCTACCCTGTTCTAGTGCATTGATGATTTCTACCTGCTCAGTGTTGAGTACTAGAGGCACCACCCTACCAGCCTTGTTTACAATCTTAAGCCGCTGTATGAACTCGAAGGGGTCACTAAATATCCTGGCTATTTGCTGCTGTATAGACTCCATTACTCACCACCCTGTAAAGGTCTGTTCTCAATGCGTATACTGTGAATGATATGCTGGTTTACTGCCATTCTCAGAAAGGTTGCTGTATTGTATGGATGCCTTGATATCATCCCGTCTTTGTAGAATATAAGTATAGACATAGATGGTCCTATGGTAGGTAAAAGAAGTGGGGTTGCACCATGTCCCCAGATACAACCCCAGTGATTCCCTCAAGTAAAGAACAAGCTTACCGGACAAGGTGTATTATCGCGACAGCTACCAATATCATACAAGGTATTGAGTTAGCATGCAAGTGGTTTATACGCTTCGTAGCGGATAGGGCATAAGGCAAGGTGCATCATTCCATGCTGCACTCGCACATGCACTATCCTTGAACTTGTCCGCATCGGTTGCTAGACCCTATACCCTACGTAGCAGATAGGGCATGGGGCAAGGTGCATCATTCCATGCTGCACTCGCACATGCACCATCTTTGAGCTTGTCCGCATCGGTTGCAAGCCACCATACCAGTACGACCGCTCTCTGTGTGTTCCGATGGACGACACACTATAACACGAAGGGGTTCGTGTTTGACCGTGCTCTGTCCATCCGTCCCACACTGGCGAGCTAGCCAACCTTATTTATTTGTGTCTTGCGTGGTGGTTTCGAGTTAGGCCAGAGCAAATCCAAACCGAGCCCTCCTAACGATCTGTTGCATTTGCAGCATTGCTGTTTGTGCGTCATTGCTGCGCGTGCGTCATTGCTGTCACTTCAGCATTGAGCAGCTCACCGCACTTGCTGCTATTCCAGCATATTGCAAAACCAGCATCACTGTTTCGGTGTTTCGGTTTCGGTCTGTTTCGATGTTTCGAGCCACGCCGCAACCGCGCCCAAGTCCGCCGGCGTCGTTTCATTCAATTTAGATTCGACTTCCCGACTGTGCAACAGCGCGACAAACTTCGAAAGATCCGAACCGCTGAAAGTTAAGGACTTCCCTTCGTGCTTTATCTCATTCTGCGACAGCTGGATGAACGCCCACAACAAGCCAGTTATAGACTGTTCTTTGATACATTTAGCTATCTGATTATGTGGCTTTAATAAGTAGGTACCTTTTTTCGGCATGCTATCCCCAATGGTATATCGTTATAGTTCTACTGTATAACCAATCACAGTATACAGTATACACCATCATAACACCCAAACACGGCAACAAAAAACCCCCACCGCGTAAACGATGAGGGTTGAACCATTCAGAGAGCAGCTAACATTTTATACACTGCAAAAGTAAAGCGACGACCGCCCAGTATATAAACCTATCCATAAAGCCACCCCGCAAACAAAGCAAGATACACGGGAGAGACAACAGCAAAACCAATCACAGCAAGTATCAACAACTGGTCAATCAAAGAATCTTTTTTCATTTTACACCCCACAAAAACCACTTGTACGGGACACCATCAACCAGAACGATATATTCACTTTGATAATGTTCTAGATCATCGAAATACACATCTAAGATACCGAGCCCATACTTGTCTGTAATGAATCGAATAGTATTGTAATCAGACATCATAAAATCACCAATCATCAAAATAACTTCAAGCATTACACACGCTCCATATCAAGAATAGCCTCAACCACATCACACACATCTGACATGTGCATAACAAAATCATCGCTAATGTATTGAGTCTCTTTAACTGTACCCATTTGCCCAATTTGTTTTACACCGAGCAGCACAAACCGCCCCACATCCATTGCGCGCAAGTCGTGTTTATCACCATCCACAAACGTATCCGGACACCGCTCAAGGAGAATCTTCTTTTGTTTGTACGGAAGGACAAAGGCGATTGATTGATATTTGGCGGCTTGTTTAGGCGAGCTCTTTTCGCTGTATGAATATGTCAAATGATACACATCAGAAACCACGCGCGCCCGATTGGGTGCTTTAGTGTAATCGTAAAACCCTTTAACACCGGGAAAATCGCGAACGATAGCCGCAAAGTCTAAGACCTTGTAAAATGGTAAATCACTGGTGCTATTCAAACGTATCATAACGGATTCACCGTTTAACATATGACGAACGCCAAGTTTATAAATTTGGTTCAATACCTCGATAAGATACAACTCAGTATGATGATACAGACCACGAGTTAACACGGCTTGTTTATTTTGTGCTTGGTTTGTGGTTTGTCGTCCAGTGTACGCAATACAACCCTTGGCACACTCACCCGCCCACGGGCAAGTATTCAAACCCTTTACAGCTTTAGACGGTGCTAGATACATACCGTAAGCAAATACAGAATCTGCAGGCTTAGCAAACTTCGAGGATTGGATAAGAGGACGACGATAAGAACCGCCAGCAGTACGAAAGATATCACCAGCGGCGACAGGTTCGACCTTTCCACGAGCTGACATAAAGCGACGGAAGCCATCAAGAACAGAGTAGTTAATATAGTTTTTGATGTTAATCATAACATTTTTCCTTGGTAGGTAGGTTAACGAGTTCTAAGACTCAATAGTATTGTACTACTTTTGTCTTAAGCTTGCAAATACTTTTTACGACTTATTCAAATATTTTTCGCCGTACCCTGTTCGGTGAAATCGGAGCAATGTCACGCAAGCAGGAGCTTGGCTCGCTACGCTCGCCGGTGGCCTTCGGCTTCGGTGCTCACTCCGAACCGCTTTCAGCAGTTCTGCCGTTCGTCCGGTCCTGCCGAAACCCCAACGACCGCCAACCAACCGGCTGCGTAGAAGCAGTCACACCCCACGCCAAACTTGTGCCCCCTACGGGGCGCAAGCGCGCGCCTTGACATTGGAGTGACTTTTGACATTGGAGTGTGTTTTAGTTCGGTGGTAGTGTTGGTGTTGGTATGTATTCAAATTATTTTTATCTTTTTACTTGACACTGCATACATTTGTCTTTATACTACATACATACAGTTCAACTGTATACAAAACCTACCAACCAATATGGAGCCTACTATGTACCTATTACAAATAGTACACATACCCAGTGGCGCAGTCTATCACAAAGCTACATTTCCAACCCGTCAAAAAGCACAAGAGATAGCATTCAGTTTCCTGCTGCATGTCAGTGAGATTTACTCTGAAGACTTAGACTACACTGAGTCAATGTATGAAACTGTAGCCGAGCACTGCTACGAAAACGACATTGTATCTATCCAAATCACAACCATCAACCTACCACAGGAGTAAACCATGTCAAACCTACCTGACGACTACGATTCATACACCGAGTACTGTTCTCGACACGACTTAACCTACCACCCTGTTGACGGGTGCCCTGCATGCGAAGAGGAACCAGCCATGCTACAACACACCATCCCAGAAGCCAAGAATACACTGCAAGAACTACAAAAGGTTCTAAGCTCATATGAACACCGCATACATGTAGTACAGGACACCATCAAAGAACTACAGAACACACTCGACGTGCTCCATTCAGAACATCAAGACATTGAAGAAATGCAACGGTCACTCGAATACGACATTGACTGTGTCATGAATGACGAACCACCAAGCGGTCACCACATCAACGAACTGTATGACAATGAGTTCTGCATGCCTGACCCTGTGCCATGTGACTGTCCCACCTGTATCATCACCAAACCAAGATAGGAGCCTACCATGACCGTATTACAAACCGCGTACCTTAGTGCCATTGATGCTAACGGCTTTGAGCAGCTGGCTGAAATGATGGCAAACAAAGAGATTGAATACTTCGATGCTTTGCGTCACCTTCGCCAGTGTAAAGCAGAGTGTTCCCGTGAAGAACTGCCACGTAAAGTATACGATGAAACAGTCATGTACGTTGCCAAATTCTACGCTACCTTTTCAACATTCAACTAACCTACCACAGGAGTAAACCATGCCACGTTTAATGTGCATACCACCCAACGTCACTGCAATCTACAGTGCAGTACCAGTACAGGGTACAGACCTCACCATCATCAACAACCGATACATTGTATCCTCCGAGTCAGTCTTACAGGATGATGCCCCCATCTGCAGCTGTGCCAAAGAGCTCGTACCAGATCCGGAGCGATTTTCGCCTTCAGAGATTGATGCCATTCACCATTGTGTGGAAATCATCATCGCTGCAATGGCACGTCTCGGTAAAATCAACCACGGGATGGAGCTTGCCTATGAACTGGGGATGCTCAAACAGGTAGACGCAGTAAATGAGGTCATCCGTCACTGTAGACTGGAGCGAAACCTGGGCTGCTTTGATTTGGTTCTCGCTGTAGACTATCTGTTCGGACACCATCGTACACCAGAAGGGGGTCAGCAATGAAAGTAACAGTACACCCTATCTCCGAAATACGTACCATTCGATTCAATGTTGAGGGACCTACACCACATCGACACTGCACACCCGAAATGGTAGAACAATATTTAGCCGATGACATTATGGCAGACCATTATTCGCTTCACAACATGGTGCGCAGTACCTATCCAGATGTGGACTTGATTGAAGAGTCCGTAGAGGTGCTTGCTGTGATGACAGAGTTTGCAACTGATGAACAGTACCTAGAGCACAAAGCTCACTTTTGGTTTGGTGCCACCGTTGAAGCGAAAGTACAAGTGTATTCGATTGGAGGTGAGCAATGATTTTACTGACACTCATATCCTCAAGACAAAAGACTTTGGTCAACCTTAAGACAATGGTATACACTGCACCTAACAAGTTGGGTACAGAGATTGTATTCGAGAAAGGTGTCAGAGTCGCTGTCACCGAGACTTCAGAAGAAATACTTCGACTGTATCAAGTTTGGCATGGTTCTTGCACTAATAGTACTAATAGTACTAATAGTACTAATATAGTAGCAGCAGAAAATACTACCCCTATCACCACCAACACTAGTAAAAATATTAGTACTAAAAATATTAGTGCTGGTGTTGTTGGAGAAGGTAAGGTTCTCTTAATCAACAATATGCCTATCCCTGTAGATTCATCTACCACAAACAAACTGTTCGACTACTGCAAAACCAATGAAGCAGTACTGAACTTGCTTGGCTACTGGATGGAGCTCTATGAAGCACAGGGCGGTGAGGTGTCGATGATAAGCAGCGTTGACCTTGGTACACTGGCGAAGGTGGTTAGAACCGGAGCGATTAACAAAGCGATGGCTGTATTCGACTGGCTGTTCAAGTCGGACCACTACCGTGCTGTGTACTTGAGAGGGAAAGGCATGGTCAATCCAGCCGTGGTGGTGTCTACAAAGAAGCTGGACGCAAACTACGCGCTTGCACAACAGAAACCACTGCCAGCATTGCCAAAGAGCGTTCAGCGACCATCTATGGCAATCCCTGTATTCGACTATGATGACAACGGAAACTTGAGAGGTGAGTAATGGCTACCGATAGA